TTGAGCGCGAAGAATTTGAGGAGCGATGGGGCCAAAAGAAATATGCCGAAATGTGCAAACCCTAAAACTCTTCGTGAAGCGCTAGATCAAATTCAAGAAATGTTATCTGGTAAATCTTATAGCGCTGCGCTTTGGGATGTACTTGTCGCCTTGCGCGGCCCGGATTCGCGTGATAGAAAGATCAAGAACGCGACGACTGCGCTAATCCGCACAAAAGCATTTCCAAAGCGACCTTGTTTAGAAAGATCAGTTTTCGCCGTTAAAGATACGCCGGAATTAGTCGCACGGCGCAGAAGTTTATTTGCAACAAAACTTGACAACAATCATTTTCGTGAACATGTTTCTGATGCGTTTGATGCACTCGGATTAAGTTTATACGAGATAAACTAATGGAGAACATAATACCTAAAATCTATGTTGGAAGTGATAAAGATGTAGCAAAAGCTAAAGAACGTGGATATAGTCGAGTATGTGCTTGTAAAGACGGGCCGGACGGACACAGAGCGATGCTCGGTTATGAAACGTTAGGCGCGCCACGCGGTCCTGAATATTTGTTTGCTGTTAAACCGCATTGGGCAGCAATGAACGTTGTGGATAACGACGACCCTTCAATGATCTCGAATAAGATGATTTTTGCTGCGCTTCGTTGGGCGAAAAAAGAATATGATGCAGGCAAGACAATCCTCTTTCACTGCAATCATGGTCACGAACGTGGACCAACGACTGCCTTTATGTTCATGAGAGCGATTGGCGAGATGCCGCAAGGCTTTCTTAGGGCAGAAAAGATTTTTAAAACACTTTATCCCCCGTTTGATTTAAAAGGTAAAGGCATGTTAGTTAAAGCTCGCGAACTTTGGAAAGAATTAGAACACTTTTTTGAGAAAGAGTAACTATGGGCGTATTAGATAAAGTAGTTGACGCGGCATCTAAGATGGGGTCGAAAGTTGCGACCGCGCCTTCGAGTGAAGCTGCGGGAATTAAAGCGAAGTCAGATAACGTTCGCGATTATATGAATGCGACGGCGAAAGAGCCTGATGCACCGAAAGCTGATCCGGTTACATCTGAGAAAGATAAACTTCATCCGACTTCGAAGTACGGCGACAACGCGGGCGAACAAAGAATTAATACAAGTACATATGATAATCCGCTGATTAAGTCGTACAAGAAAGGTACAGATTACGTCCCGAAAACAGGACCAGCAATTCTTCATCAAGGCGAGAAAGTAATTCCGGCAAAGGATAATAAAGTGGATAATAAAGTGGATAAGACTTACGATTTAGTTAAAGGCATGGGCAAACATGAAGCCGCCCCGAAGAAAGAAATTGCTCATATTAAGACAAGTAAGGCACATGGCGGCGGATATGTTCATGAACATCATCATACAAGACCGGAACATCATCCTGTCGAGCATCATGTTAGCAAAGATCAAGACGCAATGGTAGATCATATGATGCAACATATGGGCGATCAGAATCCCGGCGAAGCCGACGCAGATGCCGGACAGAGCGGAGTTCCTGTTGCGCCTCCCGCAGCCGGAGCAGCACCAGCGGCACCACCTATGGCCGCACCGGGCGCTTAATACTTCCGAATGATTGGCATTTTAATGACTCGAAGAAGGGAAAGAAAATTATGGCAGAAAAGAAACACGACGTAAGCCTTTATCGGGCAATGCATCACTTGAACAAAGGCGGGCTGCATCGGGCGTTAGGTGTTAAAGAAGGCGAGAAAATTCCTGCCGACAAGTTAGCGTCTGCAAAGAATAGCACTAATGAGCACATCAGAAAAATGGCCTCTTTCGCGCACACGATGGCAGGTTTTAATCATAAGAAAGAAAAGGAGTAAGTCATGAAGCAAGAAACAAGTGCCGGAGCATATCCGGGAGCGCGATTGATGGGTTTGTCCCTAAAGCGTGCAGGTGATTCAATGATCGAAGCAACTGGACGACCCGGAGCAGCGGGCGAATCTCCAGTCATGGCACCTAAGGGTGCGAAATTTATTGGCGGCGCAATGCAGCGTGCCGGAAGTACTGAAGTTGCCGGAATGCCAGCAGCGCCAACTGCGCCAGAAGCTTACAAGGGCGGAACTGGAACGGGCCAAGGTAAAGGATCACAGGGCGCAGCTAAAGACGGAATGGGCAAGCGATCTTGCACAGGGGCAAATTGCTAAGTTAGTTTTATTGGAGAAATATGACACCGGAGGGGCTTAGTAATTGGTTGCAGAAACATAAGAACGATCCTAATTATCAATATCGCGAACTTAGCGACGAAGATTTTGATAAACTTGCTGATAAGAGTTGGGACCGTTTATCAAAAGATCATAAGACAAAGATTTCTGCAACTTGTCACGCCGCAAAGGTGTTAATTGACGATCAACCTGAAACCGCGAAACTTGTAAAACGCGCCCGCTTTATGGCGCAAACAAATCTTTTCGCGCTCGGGCATCTTTTAGAGAAGTATAAAGACATGTCTGACAAGACATATACTTGGCTTGACGGATCAGTTCATACAATTCATGAGTCGATCTGTAATTTTTTCTTTGTCAGAAAAGACCCGACTAAGACTTCGTTTAAAGCTTTCGCCAAAGATTACGCGGATAAGAAAGAACGATTGTTACTTGTCCCCCGAGGCGGATTTAAGTCTTCGATGGACATGGCTGACACAGTTCAGTGGATCATCTGCTGGCCCGAAACAACGATCATGATCCTGACCGGAGTTCTTGATCTGGCAAAAGATTTTGTAAAGGAAATTAAAGGTCATTTTACACTTGAAGACGGCGAAATGGAACAAGAGAATTTGTTCCAGACTAAGAAAGCTATTAAGCCGAAGCAAATGGCGGATGGCTCTTACAATCTTTTTCAAGTCCTCTTTCCCGAGCATTGCATTCCAGCAGAAGAAGGTAAGTCGTGTGAGTATCAGACTCCTGCTGTTTCAATGGTCGAAAAAGAATGTACAGTATTCGCCGCGTCGATTGATCAGAACTTATCCGGCTGGCACGTCGGCGTTTTGAAACTAGATGACGTTGTGACGAATGAGAATAGTCGAACTGTCGAGCGTATTAAGAACGTCAATCGTCAAGTCAGTATTCATAATGCGATGCTTCATCCGTATGGATTTTATGATAAGATCGGCACTTGGTATGATTCTGAAGACACTTATGGACAAACGATAAGATACGTCGCGAAATGCGAAAAAGACGGCGAAGACATAAAGACGAAAGTTTACATTCGCGCCGCTTGGTGGCCGAATGAAGCTGCTCGTAAGGCAGGTAAAGTCGAAGAAGAGATGATCGAGTCAGATTGGGACTTCTGGTTTAATGAAGAAGGTCAATTGACTTATAAGTTTCTTCGCGGAAAGAAATTAGAAGACGCCGAAGGTTTCGCGATCAAGTATTTGAACGATCCGACTCAGGCACATCGAATTAAATTTCCTCGCGAACTTCTTATACGGCGTACAATTCCTTCGAATATGCTTCCGCAACAAGGAATGATCGTAACCACAGTTGATACAGCTTACTCGACTAAGAGTTGGGCCGATTACACGGTAATACTTACGTCTCTGATTTATGGCGGACGTTTTTATATCATCGATATGAAACGTGGGCGATATAATGAATACGAACTTCCACAGTTAATCGCAGCAAACGCACTTCAGTGGAAACCGAAACGCATTTGTATCGAAGATTCCGTTGGAGTAAAATGGCTCGGACGTGAAGTTTACCGTGAAATGGATCGGTTGAAGATTCGTGTTCCTATCGAATTTGTCCCGCTCGGCCAAGGAAATAAATCAAACGCGAAAAGTATGAAAGCAAAGCCCGTTCTCAGGTTGTTAGGTGATGAACGACTTTTATTCGCAAACCAATGCGTCGGGCTTGAAGAATTATATACAGAGTTAGAGAAATTTGACACTGCTGCGGCGACACATGACGACATTGTTTCTGCTTTATCGATCCTCGTAGATCAGTTCTCAAGTTATGCGGAAATGGAAGGCCGAATGTCATCCGTTGCGCCTGATTTTTGTTCAAACCCGCAAATGAAACAACAATACGATCATATTTATGGCGCTGGCGTTTTCGAAAAGATGATCAGTCAAAAGAATTTTGAATCTTCGTTAGATCATCCGGAATTGTCGAGCGGCGAAGCGCTGAAAGCCGCGCAACAAGATGCAGCGCAAGATTATGATCCGTTACAAGAAGCAGGTTTGTGGTAAA